CTAATGTAAATAGTAATATAATTTCATTATTATTACGATATTCAATTAATATTTTTTGCCAGAATAATAATTATGATCATCCGCAAGTACATTGTATGCCAATAGGCATAAGAGATTGTGAAAATGTTGTTCCATATCATAAAGGATTTTCACATTATTCATTATATAATGAAAAAAACATTAATGTTGATAAAAATATATTATGTCTTTTATGTTTTACTATTGGTAACGAAAGATATAAATGCTATAATTTTTTTAAAGATAAAAACTTTGTAATAAATTTGATGGATACAGATTATGAAAAAATAAATCCACCATTTTGCGGAAAAGTTCCTGTAGATATCAATTATTCATATTTACATAAATCATATTATGCTTTATGTCCTAAAGGTGCAGGAGAAGATACTCATAGATTTTGGGAAGCAATTTATTTAAATACAATTCCAATAGTTAAAAGAACAAATACAGTTTTTGATAAAGTATTTGATGTTTTTCCTTGTTTAATAATTGATGAATGGGTAGAAATAACTGAAGAATTTTTGAAAGATAATTTAGAAAAATGTACTGAAAAAATGGAATTATTTCATAAGAACTATCCCAATGCATTTACAGATTTAGAAAGTATTCATGAATTATTGCTTAAAACTTGATATTATTATAATATATAATAATAATGGAATGTTTCAAATTTTTATTTAATAAAAATGATACAAATGATTTAAACGAGCCTTTAATAGAAGAGAAAAGACAAATAATAGTTAATTGTTATTATATTAAAAATAATTTTGAAGATGGTATAATAACAATTGAAGTTTTTAGAAAAAGAATAGGAGCAAATGTACCTAAATTTCTTCCTGTGAATTTTCCAAACGGACAATTAGAATTTCTTATATGCATTGATGCATTTTATGATATAAAGGCATTATGTGATGATTGCAACTATAGTTATTATTTTATGAAAACAATTGAAATTGATGAAGATAAATTTAATGATAATTATATCATCACTTATAATTCTGTTTATAATAAATATAAACTACAAAAATTATATAATTCTATAAAATAGAAATCAAATAATATAATAATGAGTTCGTTATACTATCTCCAAAAGAATGTTTAAAATATGGATTATGTCATGAAATTATTAAGTTATATTAGATATCAGAGTCATAATCTTCTAAATCAGAGTCATAATCTTCTAAATCAGATTCTAATTCTGATAAATCATCATTATCAATAAAACTTATATTATCATCATTCTCAATCACGGCATTATCATTAGTATTAACATAAGTAATATATTTATTATATAAATTCTTTGATAATTCAGTTAAATCAATGTTATATTTTTTGTTTATCGTGGTTGAAATATCTAAAAATAATGTATAATTAATACATTTAATACTTTCGTTTTGAAAATTAATAATATTATTTTTAAAGTAATTGGGAATAAAAATATCAATTAATAGTAAAAAATTAATAATATTATTATAGTAAATAGCCTTCAAATTTAAGAAAGCACTTTTTAACATTATATTTATAATTGAATTTATATTTAAATATAAAAAAAAACTTAAAAATTCTAGATGATTTGAATCGATTTGCGAATTTCATCCTCGTGTTTAATTAATATCGAACAAATATAATTATAAGCATCATCTATTTGTTTAAAGCATACACCACCTGTAATTAGAATACTACCGCTTTCAAATATAGCAACTGTAATTTTTTTACAATCATTTAATCCATTTCCTTTACCTTTGCCGAAACAATGATTTGGACAATTGCAAATACCATTATTTGTTTCATTCATCGAATTCCAGAAAAATTCAAGTTTAACACCGTGATAAATACCTGGTTGAAAACTACATTTATTATTATAAGTATCACTTATTAAAATCTTATGTAATTTTTTTCTCCTAATCAAATACTGATTTTGCGTACCATTTTCAATAACATAACTTTTAAAATCAGTATTTATCATTCTGATGATAAAATTATTTCTTTCGATATCTTCAATCTTGCAATTAAATAAAACATTATTATCTATCTGATAAATATATTTTATTTGTTCGATAATTTTATTTATAATAATTGAAGTATCGTCTTTATTTTTAATACCAGTTAATTGAATATTGCCATTTTTAAATATTTTAACATTTGGCTTATAATTTTCATTAAAAACATAAATAATTGTTATCTGATTGTCGAACCTATTTTTTTTACCTTTATTTTTTTTATTATTTTTCTTTTTCTTGGGATTAATACCTTTGGAATTTTCAAGGTTTTCTTTTAAAATTTCAGCCCAAACAATTTGTTTATCTATAAATAATTCATTAAATAATATTTCTAGATTAATATTTAAATTTTTACCTAGATTTTCATTACAGGTTATAGTACTTACTTTATATGGTGTAAAATAAATGGTATTCATCGATGTGATAAAATAGATATAAAAATAATCATTTTTTATTTTTTGTTTTTATATCTGTTATTTTTGCTAAATATGAAGTATTTAAAATTTCAGAATTAGCGGATAATGATATCATAGGTGGTATATTTAATATATATGTTTTTTCATTATTTATATGTGCATTTCTAAATTCTTCAATTGATAATTTACCATTAAACATTTTAAGCATATATCTATTTGGCGCGGGTCTAATGCTATTTGAATATCCATAACATTTGCCTAACATTTGAATTAAACTATTAATTTCCCATACTTTATCTGAACCACTATGAACAGAAAAGTTATAAGCATTGGCACATTGTAAAGAGCAAAATGTACCGAATGTCATATATGTTTCATTTATACTATTATAATTATAAGGCATACCAAAAGTAATATTATCAATTGGATGACAACACCAAAAGCAACATGAATTGCTTTTTACAAAATTATTAGTATTATGTACTTCATGAATATCATTGTTATTTAAATTTTGGGCATCATTCATAAAATATGAATTTGATTCATACGGTGATGGGTCAATAGTACTGATTTCATCATTTGCATTAATAATAGAATTAATTCTTGATTGAGATAACGGTAATTGTAATATAATATGGTCTTCAGTATTTTGATTTTCATTATTTTTAAACATCGTATCAATTAAATTATTTTTTATAACTTTTACGTCATCGTTTTTAATTGTTTTCTTTCTCGGCATAGTTAATATGTATATATAAATATTATTTAAATATAATTTTTCGCATAATTTAATATACTTTTCATTTTTTCTATTACTGTATCGTTAATAGGAATGGTTTTTGGTAATAAATCACCCTCCTTTAAAGATGTATTGCTATTAATACATTTATCTTTCATTTCATGAATTTCTTTTTGAAGAGAGTTAATTGAATTTATTAAATAATATAAAAATAATAATCCCAATGCAGAAATAATAAACAAGGTAAAATCCATATTCTAATTATAATATATATTTATATTACAAATTTCATTCCACCACTTCCTGATGAAATTATAAAAACGTTATACGACCTCGTATAAATATTAGCGACATAACCAAAATCATATGGATTTATATTTTTTTTAATTAAAAATTCATTTATTTTTGAGTTATTATAATTATCACCTTTGATATATAACGTGATACTTGTATTAATAACTGCAGCATTATAACTTCCAGTAGGAAACCATTTTTCAGGTTGAATAGCAAACGAATATGAATAAATACCTACTTTTGGTATTCTAGAATGATGCTGGTATGGTTGAATTTTATTAAAGAAAATTGCTGGTTTTTCCTCTGTTCTATTATTTGTTTTATTCCAAATAATAGATGCAGAATTAAGAATTTCATAATTATTATTTTCCGGAATATTTGCTGTATAATTTGTATTTTCATTGAAATTATAATAATCATCCCGTTTTAATGTCCAAATTATTTCTTTTGTGATTTTATTATTTTTTAAATCTATTGTTATTGACGAATTTGCACCAGACGGAACAGGTGTATCACTTAAAATTTCTGTTTGCTCAACTAATATATTATTAATAGGATTAGTAAAAAATTTATTTCTTTCTGCAGTATCTAAATATATATAATTTGCTTCTATATATGAGTATAATTCTGATGTCATAGTAAAAGTATTTATATTAATATTATCGTGATAAATAGTATTATAAAATGAAGGGCTTATATGTAAATCTAAATCTGGCGAATATACTTGATATAAATTTTCCGAATTTTCAATCTGTAGATTTAAATATATATCAGAATATTGCAATTGTAATAGGGGAAGTGCTAATGATGGATTTTTACAAAACCAAAAATTTAATGGTACAATTATATCTGTAGCAGGTATTGAAGGAATTTTATCTCCTTTTTTTGTGTTCGGATAATTAATACTATTAAATTTATTATTTTTAATTGTTATAATTGGTCTTGACATAGTTGGATTATTTAAAGAATCAGTATTTGCAGTCATATTATTATACGATTCATTCACAGGTAATATTAATTCATTCCATATTGTTAGCCATTCTCCTGTTAATCTGTCAATAATAGTTCCATTAACAGTAATATTAACATTTTTTATAATTAATTAACCAACATTTTTAATCCATTTAAATCTATAGGTATCAGAAGAATAAATGGCAGGTAATTTATAATTAAAATAAAGATTTCCTAGCAAATCTCCATATCTTTGAATTTTACAATTATAATTAAAACCATGTGTTATATTATTAAGAATTGGACTTGTATCAAATGTTAATTGAATACTATCCATTGAAAAGTTAGTGTGCTTTTTATAAGCATATAAAAAAAAACTAATATCAGGATTGACACTAACATAATTATCTAATTGTCCTTTAAGAACTAACTGCATAATACCTCCAGGCATAATTATGTTATTTAATTATTTAATATTTATATATATAAAAATTAAATTGGTTTAGGGTCTGCTGAGTCGATTGTTAATGGGTCTGATGTCGCATCCCATTTTGGTAAAGTACTAGCATCAGGTTTCCATGTTTCAGTACTATATTTATCATTATATAATCTTGTAATTTCAGTTTGGTTTAATGCATAGTTAAAATATTTTAAATCGGCAATCGCTAATAATGATGAACTTTTGTTTTGGTTTGTACGTAAAGTATCTCCGTCGAAAATTCCAGTAGGAGCAATATATAAAGGACTTTTATTATTTTTCATAACTGTTGAACCGGAATTGATATTATTATTAATATTATAAGGAGAATAAGTATTTCTATCTAATACTAATGTACCATTTAAATATAATTTACAATTAGTATTATTCTGATGTAATATATCTGAATCAGATGATGATTCTTTAATTACGATGGTAATCATTGAAAATTTATTATCATATGTAGAATTAAAATCATATATACCTAACATATTATTATCAATTTCCGAATTATCTGCGATATTACAATTTAATGTACCATCGCTATTTAATGCATCTGGGTTTGTTATAGTATTATATTCAATTATTAATTTTGTAGCATCTTTATTTAATCTTACTAATGGATTTTTAACAAATATATATGGTTTTTTGGGATTGTTTTTAATTAAACAATTGCCTGTATTATCTGTGTTATAATAAACAGGTGTTAAAGAACCTCTTAAAAATAAAACTTTATAATCAGAATTAATATTATTGACTAAACTATTTTTAAATAACCAAAAATTATATGAATATTCAGCACCGCCAGTTTGATTAATGGAAGGTTCTAAAGATACATAATTAACTCCTAATTTATCATTAGTGTTAAAAGTTTGAGAACCAAATACTTGAACATCATAAATGCCATCTATTATTAATGTTTCTTTACGCGGTGTATTAAAATTTTTCATTTCCTTTAAATATTGTTTATCATACATTAATACACTTATTATCTGAAATAATATAACTAGAAATACTGCAATAGCAATTTGTCCAAATATATTTAAACCATTTAAACCATAAATCGCATATGACATTATACCTAAGGCAATTAGAGCAATAATACTAATTATAACAATTAAAAATGAAAAATTTGTTTTATATAATATCATTTATATTTTCTATATTTATTCTATATATTTAATTTTAGCTAAGTTCATAGACAGGATTTCTTAATCCATAATTTTTAAGTCCTAAATTTAATAATAAACTATTCACCGGTCCTTCATTGTAATCTTTATAAATATCCTTTTGATTAATATCATAATTAAATGATTTGAATTTAGATATTAAACCAGAAAAGCCAATACCACCAGAATCATTGCTCCTATTATCACCACCTACAGTTAAATTACCGGTTGTATTTAAATTTAAATTTTCATATTTTACTTTATCAATTATTGGATTATGAGTTAAAGTAAAATTTGGTATAGTAGACCCAGTGCTACTACCATTAACATCATTTCTATCACCGGATGATTTAATAACTGATATATCTCCATCTACATAGCAAGATATTGTGGTAGTTGATATAGTTTGATTAATAACAATCCCGATATGTACCCATCTTTGTAATGGTACATATGGTATTTGAATACCTTGAATCATAAATTTCTTAACAGCATGATCATCAGTTAAACTATTTATATTTGTAAAATTAGTGGTTATAGTTTCATAAGCATTATCAGCAGCAAATCTAATATTTAATTTATTTTCATTCTTGTCCAAGAAAATAAAAGGACAAGATTGATTTATAGGATCGGTACTATTAGATGATAAATGTAATACATGTTTATATGAACCGTTATTAACAGACATATCATTTATATAAATCCAAAAAGTATAAGATCTTCTGAAACCATTACCAGTTGGTGTAATTACTGCTTTTGTAATAGTAGGTGAAGTCCCTAATAAAGGTTCATTTGACGATAATATAACATCTACGGTATTATTAAAAAGTTTATCTGCAACTAACCAATATAAACCATAACTTACAAATAATGCTAATACTACTAAAATTACTAAACCAATTAATATAGAACTATTTGAATAACTTGATACAAAGGCTTGAACACTTTGAACTGAATTTATTGTCGAAGAAGATACCTGATCTTTAAATTGATTAGAAGTTGAAGCAATATTTTTTAAACTATTTCCTATAGTATCGACAAATGACATTATTCTATCTAAATATAATAAATATATTTTCTATTAATTATATTAATATGATAATTTCCAATTTGATATATAGGAAAATTATTGTTATATGATAATTTAATATTTTTTTTTTGCAATGATAAATAACTTAAAATTTTAGTAAAATTGTAATTATTACCAACGATAGTCTTCTTATATTTTAAAATAATTAAATCATATATAATAGATATAAAATAATCAATAGCAATCTCACTTGAAGTCGTCATAAGATAATCGAAATAGCAAAAATTATTCAAATAATTTTTATAAAAATTATTTTTATTTTTTTTTATAATTTTGCGATTATTTAATTCTGAAAATAGATTTTCATGAAATTTTAATATAATTATCCACGAATCTATTGAAAATATCTTCCGTAGATGTTCGCGATTAAAAACATCGACATATATATCATATTTTTTGTCTATATCGTAATAATTTTTTTCATTTTCTATTTTTTTAAAAATCTGGTTAATATTTTTAGTTTTAGTTGAAATTATGAAATCATATATTTCTTGTTTATTCATATTTGGATATGACTTGGTTATAATATTAAATATTTCATCGTTAGTTGGGTCATTTACATTTATAATTTTACATTTTTTTTTAATATCACCAATCTTTTTAATTAATTCATTTGAAGATATACATATAATGGGAATGTGCTTTAAATTATTATTTTTAGAAAGTATTTTTAATAATGATATATTAATAGTTGCGTCTAATGATAATAATATATCGAAATTATCTATTAAAATTATTTTTTTTTTATTATGATTATTAGTTAAATTTTGAATAAGAGACGATGTAATAGATTTAATTATAAAATCTACAAATTCATCAGACGATGAACAATTATTAATATCGATATTTATGCAAAATAAATTTAATTCTTCTATTATTTTATTTATTATATGGGTTTTTCCTATACCTGAATTACCTGTTATAAGTAAGCATGAATTAATATTTAAATATTTATTATCATAGGATTCAATTATCCATTTTTTAATATCCTCCGTCATTATAGTTCTTTTTTTTGTTATTCTTTAAATTGAAAAAATTAATGCTATAAAATATGATAAAATTGCAATAATAGGTGTTACAATTTCAATTGTAATCATCGAATCATTAATATTAAATGATTTTAAATTACCACCAACGTCGAATAATAAAGATGGTTTTAATAAAAATATTACCGACATACATACAGTGAAAATAAATATAGCGATAATTATAGTTGTAAACATTATATTAATCTATTTAATACTTATAGAATAATGATATTAAAAATTCTTATAATCATAATAATTATAATTATATTTTATTTGATTATCAATTATAATTATGAATATTTTATTGATAATTCAAGAAATACAAATGAATATTCGTGGGAGCGAAATGAAATAAATTCATCAATACCTTATGATATTAAATTAAAAAATAAAGAATCTAATTTATATGAGTATGGTAATGACGAATATGAAAGAAAATTAAATAAAATATTTAATATATCAACATCTAAAAATATTACTGTTATAGAATCATCTGACTGGTCTGAATGGATAAATTTAAATAAAATTAAAAATAAGAGTGAAATAAAAAATTATTATGATAATATTTATAAATATATAGATAATAAAATAAATAATAGCGATCTTCTTAAATTGCCAAATAATGATAATATATTAATTCACCGCGATGAATTAATAAGAATTAAAAAAAATAAATCATATTATATGTTTGATATTGAAATTGTGCTATATAGAAATAAAAAACCTTTAGGAAAACATTTAAAATTTATAGTGGTATCGAATAATATTAATATTACCGTATTATATGCAAAGATTATAGGAGTTGTTAATGAATTTAATATGAATAATAAAATTGATGCATTAAATGATAACGATAACTATGCTACATTTAAGCCAAGTAAGATAATAATACCAGATATGAATTCTTATATATATGAAGGAAGTGATAAATTAGTAAATTCACAAATCGATTATGCTATATATAAAAAATTATTAAATAGCCCTGACACAAGTCGTATTATTATTCCAGATGCTGATAAAATAGAAACAATAGATAATGATGAATATACCAAAAATATGATGGAAGTTCGTAATTCATTTTTATCAAAACTTAAATGAGTTCCATTCTCTTTTGATATTAGATAATTCTTCAATAATCATAGCACAATTGCTTTCTAGAAAATTATTAAATACTTTAATATTTGTTTGATTTTCCAATGTTAATCTTAATACCATAAGATATTTAAGGGGGTGAGGACAAATATATCCGATATATAAACATTTTACATCATTTATTGTTTTTTTATTATCTCTTATACATCTATTATGAATAAGTGATTGTATAATATTACCTAATGTATCGTCTTCATTTTCGATGTGAAATTCATAAGTATTATCTAATTCTTGAAATTTTTCAATTTTAGTAATATCATTCATTAAATTATTACGCAATACATTAAGTTTATCTATAATTATTTCAAATGATTTATTAAATAGATAATTTAATGATAATTTATTTAAACTTTCCAATTCAAATCTAATTGATGTAGGTTCATTGTATTTATTTTTATAATATGTACGTTCTTTATCTAAAATATTAGTATCTTTTGTTATTTTAGATTGGTCTTGGTTGAAATAAAAATTACTTAATGATACAGGAGAAAATGATGCATTCAAACGGGCAGTTCTTTTAACTGCTTTTGCTTTCACGTGCAAATGTTCTTCTGAGCGTAGTCTTGTAATTAAAATATGAGATTTGGAAATAGCATTTACAGGAAATATTTCTGATAATTCTTTTTTAGTTAAAGGTATACCTTTGTTTGTACCTGTAAAATGATTTGTTGTTACGTTTAATAATTCATTACCTGTATTTTCAATATTTAATTCAAATTCAATGTCATTATCTACATAATTTTCTGTTTCTTCATTATTTATATATAATGGTATCAATCCTATGCGATGAATTAAAATTTCATTATGTAAGGGTCCATTATTTGCAATAATTACAATTGTTGGTTCATCTTCGCCAATAAACCCTACAACAGGTATATCTGTCAGAATTGTTCTTCTTATACCATTAACGATTGATAAATCTACTTCATTAATATCAAATGAATGCTTTTCAGATTTATCATTATATGAGTAATTGTGAAACATTTCTTTACATTAATAATTATATTATTTTTATGTCATTTTTTATTATGTGCGATTATTATTTTTATTTTTATTTAAATAATTAATAATAACAATAATGATACTTTTTTACAGTACCCATTGCCAACATTCATCTATGTTAATCGAAAGTGTTAAAACTCATGATACTAAAAAAATAATTAAATTGGTATCAATTGATAATTTAAGAACTACCAATAATGATATTGTAAATAAAATTCATTCAGTACCAGCATTGATGTTTCTTCCAAGTAAAGAAATAATTTTTGGTAAAGCAGTATTTGATTATTTATTATTACCAAATCGTGGGTTTTTATTTACTAGTACTAATACAAGAGATAAGGAATCTACATCAAATTCATCTATTAATTCCCCTGTACCTTTAAATGATACTACAGATTCTTCTGACCCATCTGCTTTTGTTTTAGGTAGAATATCTTCTGATAGATTTTCAAATATAGATGATAATAATAATTCAATGAATTTAAATTCTAATAAATCATATAATTGGGCTAACATTGATAATGTTGATAATTCCGATATTAATAAATTATTCGATGCAACATCAAAAAGTACTAGTAATAAAAAAGAATTAAACCTAGACGATTATAAAAAACAAAGAGAAATGGATTTACAAAGATAAATAAATAGATTTAAGGATTTTATTATTTACAAATGTATTAATGTCTGCTATATTTGTATTTAATCAATATTACATTGATTTATTAAAAAAATTAAAACATATTTCGAAGAAAAATAAGGATAATAGTTCAACTGCTAAAAAAGTATTAAAAGCCATAAAGGATAATTATGTAACATTTGATAAATCATCGGATGAATATATTTCATTTATTAAATCAAATTTTACAGATGAATTATGGGATAGTTATATAAATGATGAAGATGATAGTTGGCTCAAGAATAATGCCGAAATTTTATTATATTCACACGTAAATGTGAATGATATTGTTAAATTACTGAGAGATAATTATTTATGTCATCATTTTTTAACTGTATTTTATATATTTAAAGATGAAAAGACTGAAGACGAATTAAAAAATTTAATTAAAATTCTTCAAACTAACGACAATACTGATACTATAAATGAATTAGAAAATGAAAATTATAAAAAATTACTACTTAAATTAAATTCATTAAAAGGCGAAGATGCTCGTGATAAAGCGAGTGATCATCTAAATACATTAAAAGATACTACTATCGGTAAAATAGCAAAAGAAATAATGGATGATATCGATGTTGATAAAATTAAAAAATCAATAAGCGACGAAGGTGATATATTTAAGGCTATAGCAAATCCTGAAAGTGGATTTGGTGAATTATTTTCATCAGTAAGTCAAAAAATGGCATCAAAGATTTCAAATGGTGAATTATCGCAAGAAAATGTAATAAAAGATGCAATGAAATTTGCTTCAGTTTTACCAGGTATGATGGGAGGTGCTTCTGGTGGCAATAATAATTCAGGTGCTAGTAACTTAAATAATATGACTGCTATGATGAATATGATGAGTATGATGATGAATGCTAATAAAGGTGGTAAAGGCGGTGATGATATGCCAGATTTATCTGCATTATTTAATAAGAAATCTTCAAATGGAACAAAAACTGCTGTTAATCAAGGTGCTTTAAAAAAACTTGCGAAGATGAAACAACTTCAATCTAAATTAGCGAAAAGAAGAGGAGAAGATTAATAAAAAAGAAAAAAAAATATAATATAGAATATTAATAAATATGTTTTGGGAAAGTTTAAATTTAATTCCCAATATTTCTATGAGTTTTGATGAAAAATTATTTACTATTTTGAAATTATTATTTTTCGTAGCATTAATTTCAACATTAATATTTAATGATGTCAGATATGTATTATTTGTTATAATATTATTATTTATTGGTATATTTGTGTATAATTATTATACAAATGTTAAGAAGAATGCTGAAGAATTCTTAGATGAAAATAATATAGCAATTATTGATAAAACATTTTGCACTAAACCAAGTTTAGATAATCCTTTTATGAATCCTACTATTGTAGATTACCAAACATCAAATCGCTTAAATGCTTGTTCGATAGATAATAATAAAATTAATAATGAAATGCATAGTAATTTCATAAAAAGAATATTTAAAGATGTAAATGATATTTATGGAAAAACTATTTCGGAAAGACAATTTTATACAATGCCTTCGACAACAATACCAAACGATCAAGAAGGATTTGGAAAATGGCTTTATTATAAAGATAAAACTTGCAAGGAAAATAATGGTATTCAATGTTATAATAATATAATGTAATAATTAAATAGATTATTATAATAAATGAACAAAAATACAGTTTTCAATACAAATAATTCAGTAAATTCCGATGAATGTTGGAAATTGTCAAAAGATTCTTATAACGATCAAATAAATAAATATTATTTAAATCCGGTAGATGATACTAAATGTAATGCACCAAATGTTAGAATGCCTGATTTTTATTTAGATCATGTTAATTTAATCGGCAGACCTGGTTATGGTCTTGTTGATCCTTGTGTTATAGATGAATATAATAAAATGGTTAAAAATGACGAAATATTAACACATGATAAATGTAAAATTCAAGTATTTCAAAGATTATTTCAAGCATGTCCCGCAATTAAAGGTTCTGAGGGAGATATAAACAAAGAATTAGATATACTTTCCGGAACTAATACTAATCCATATAATAGTAAAAAGATAATTATGGAAAGTCAAATGAGAAATCCCGAACCTTTACTTGATTATATTAAAGAGGTTCAAAATCCTGATCATATAGTACCAAAATGGGTAAATGGCGGTGAAGATACAAGATCATATATTAATCGTTTAAATTTTAATAAAAAATGTTAATAATTTATTAGAGAGATAATCAAAATGAGTTTTAATCGTTCAAAATATGATACTTGTGCATATAAATATGATTTACAAGCGAATGTTTCAACATTAGATTATGTATTGTCAGATATCAGATATAACAATGCTAATAAATGTCGTCATCAATTAGGATTATTAGCAGGTACTAATGTTAGTCATATTAAAGGTAATATAGTAGATTTAGAAAGTGAATTAAGAGGACAAACCAGATTACTATCAAAATGTCAAAATAATTTATATTTACCAACAAATGATAATATAATTAAAAATGATAAAACAAATCCTATTGATGTTTCAATGGAACATTTGCCGGCTTGTCAATCAATTATGTACCGTAGTATTCCATTACCACCCAAAATGAATTTAAATAATTGTTAATATTATTTTTTTATTCTCATTTTAATAGAATTGTTATATAATAATGAATGATAATAGATTAATGTATGATAATAATAGTTACATTGAGCAATTACAACGTTCAATTGGACCAGGTAAATATTTATTAAATACTCCATATGATGATTGTAAAACAAATGATAAATTTATGCCAGATGACCCATATATTAGATATCAAAATTACGGACCTAATACTTGTACAATGAAAAAAGCCATAGATGATAGTAGTGAATTATTAGGTTTAAATTATAAAAATAGCAGATGTAATAATAATGCTTATCTTCCTGGTAAATATACAGCAACTGGATGTGAAATTAAAGCATCAGCCGCTACTACTAAACCTTATACTCGACCAACTGAAGATACTCGCTTATCGAATCCGCCGTGTACTTTAAGATCTACTGGAGTTAATCGTTGGCAATGGTTATGTGCTGACCCTCAAGAAAGAGCGATTGAAGATTTTAGCCACCAAGTTAATAGTAAATTATTATTTAAAGACAATCATATACCTTTTATTGAAACTACTTTTGATGAAAGTAGTTTTCAACCAAATGGTAAATCTGTAATTAAGAATGATGCTATGGATGTATGGCAACAAAATAATAAAAATAATATGCATTATTCGCCAGGATATCCTTTCGGTACTGATAATAATTCACAACTTTTAAATTGTGGTGCAAATTTCTAAATAAAAAATGATTATTTATTTTTAATGATTTTATATAACAAATGAATTCATATAATACCCCTCTTGTCAATAAATCAACTATTTGCCCTAATGCACCCAATAAAGTGCTGCCAAATAATTCTACTAAAGAAACATTGGATAGCGTTAAAAGACAATTAAACTTTACTTAAAAATAACTAGTTATTATTATATAATTATATAATTATGAATTGTATTTTTATTGAGATTCTAGATAATTTCAGCGATGTTAAATATGCATTAATATTAATCGAGAGTTTATATATTAGCGATTATCAATATCATATTGTAATAAATACAAATGAAAAATATAAAAATAAAATAATTGATAGTTATTTTTTTGATTCTAGTAAAATAAAATTTATAAATAATTACGACGAGTATGATAAGGTTTTGATTTTAAATCCTAAGACATATGTTAAAAATAATATAAATAATATATTTAATATCAAAGTAGATAATATAATCTATATAAATAATGTAAATAATATAATTTTATTTGAAAATACGATTGAAACTAAAATATATTTAAATATAATTAAAGCAAATGATAAAAATATTAAATTAAGTTTTATAGATAGTACATTCTTAAATAATTATAATGAAAATATAATTAATTTTAATAATAATCCGGATGCTATGTATAATTCTTTTGTTAATTTTAAAAATGAACAGTTAATTAATCCCATAATTGCTAAATGTAATAATTATATAAATCATGACCCTAAATTTAAAAATATTACTAATATTCTTCTAAATAAAAGAATAAAAAAAATTTTAGTTATACATCAGAATTTAGATGTTGATGTACTATTAATGTTAAATGTAAATCCTGATGTTAAAATTACTTGTGTTATTAATGAATATAATCAAGATTTATATAATACGATTTTAAAAAATTATCCAGATTCTTTAAATATTATTAAAGGAGATAGTATTGATATCCTTCCACATTTAAAAGAGAAATATGATTTTATTAGTATTAATAGTATTTCATCACAATTTAATGCATTAAATGATATTATAAATTCTTATTATTTGCTAAATAATAAAGCAATAATATTAATGAATAATTACAAGGATAGTAATATAAATAATATCTGGAATATCTATTCTGATAAATTAAAATTTATTGAACATGATATTAATATATTTCAAACTGATTCTCATATCATAAAATCAATTAATAAAAATTAATTTTATTTTTTATATTTTCAATAAGAACATCTATTTCTGATTGGAATAATTTATCACTTGCATAAGTTTGTTTATAATTATTTAAACCATCGATTGAACTCTTAAGATCATTTTGCAATCTTAATAAATATACTGACTGGTTATTTTTTTCAAAATAATCGTATAAATCAAATGCTTGATTGTAAATATTATTTACAAATTTTAAATTATTTGCTCTGTTGATATCATATAACCATCTTAAAACAAATCGAACATAACTATAATCTATATTTATATATTTATCATTTTCAATAATTTTATCGCCAATATCAATTTTTGATATGATTTTTAAATTTATAAAAATATCATCTATCTGATTTTTATTATAAATAGTTTCTGATGGTTCAGTTGTATTTTCAGTTGTAATATCATTATTAGTTTCATTATTAGTTTCATTATTAGTTTCATTAGTGATTTCAGTGGTAGTTTCAGGTAATTCTATATTGGATGAGTTAGTATGAATTTTAAATTTCTTATTTTTCATATGTCCTAATTAAAAAGTACATTTTAAAAAATATAATAAATATAGAATTATGTCATTAACTGTAAATAATATAGTTTTTGATATAGAAGACGAAGAATTAAATGAAATTGAATATTATGAAATTGGTTCATTCGAAGAAATTATTAAAATAAATCCAACTTTCATTGCTTTTTCTAAAGAAGAAATATATAATTCATTATATAATTTTTTTAAAGAACGTAATAAATCTAATAATTTCATCGAATTATTTTACAGCATTATAAACAGGCAAAAGAAAAATATAAATACTACTAATTTTATTATTGTAAGTGATGCAATAAAAAAACAATTAGAAGAAGAAGATATATCTGATTTTGTATCTAAATTTAAAAAATTATCAAAAACCCAGTATAAATTATCTCAATCTGGTAAAAATAAATTATGGTTTGTTTTAGATTATAATAATGATTCTGAAAATATTAGATTTAATGCTGAATGTAAAACAGCAATTGAATTATCACACCCTAATAATCATTATTATGTTTTTAAAGATGATGAAACTAATATACCAGTTACAGCAATTTATTATCAAATACCAACATCAACTGCAAATGATTATTTAGGCAATCAAGTATTATCTAAATACGATAAGCTTAAAAAAGATTATGAACTAAAAGCAGAAGGATATTCATCATTTGAAGATTTATATAATGATTATAAGAATGAATTACCATTAAAAACAATTGCAGAAGAAGATTATATCGATTATTCTTCATTAAATAATCTTTTAATGAAATATAATATCCAACTTGATTTTATTAATGTATCTGATTTAGAAAAATTAATTGAATATCTTACCACATTATTTGCAAAAGAAAAAGAATATAAAACAATACATAAGAATTTTAAAATAAAACCTTTAAATATAATTGATAATAATTTCACATATTTTAATATCCTAAAAAATATTAAATCATTATTAGATATTACAATCGCAAATAATCCAAGTGTTGAAGAAACTCTCTTATATTTAAATGAAAATAAATCAATCGTATCAACATCGCTTGTGTATAATAATATATCTGATATTATTAATTCGGTTGAATTAGATTTAGATGTCATCGTTGAAAATTTAAAGATAATTAAAAATAATTTTATAATAGACCAAGCAATCAAATCTTTAAAAGAATATAATGAATTAGATTTAGAAATAATCATAGCAGAAATAGAAAAGATAGAAAACAGTTTTAATAATCTTAAATTAGAATTTAGGGATATTTATAAAATATCTTTTGATTTTGCTAAAGAAGAACATGATATTAAGGTTGGTAATAATATAATCAAATACGAAGGTGGTATTAAGAGTAAGATAACAGATGAATTTGAAGATTTACCACAAGATGATGATATATATCCCATAATATTTGAAGCAGATAAAGAAATATCTAATACAAAATTCGATAAATATTATAATACAAATATTTACAAAAATGAGGAAGGATTATTAGAAATGCTTAAAGTTCTATTACCATATTTAAATAATATTCAAGAAAAAGCCAATTTACCCTTAGATTATGATAATATATGCATACATTTATTCAATAAATTCAGAGAAATTCCTTCAAAGACAAATATTATTACAAATAAATTTATAGAAAATAGTATTGAAATTGATGTTAATTACATAAATAATATTTCTAAAATATTACCAAAGAATGTTTTCACATTAGAATCAAATGATATTAAAAATATTATTTTAGGAGAAGCAAATAATGCATTTATATTAAATTTATATAATTCTTTAAATTATGCTTTAGCATTTTGGAGTATAGAAATACAAAAAGAAATAATTAACAATACCTTATTATTTAATGAGAGTAATTATTATTTAGATTGTATATCATTATGGGATTTTTATGGATATCCTTTAAAACCCAAGGAAAGAAATGGTGTTTCTTATTATTTAGGTTGTGTTGCCGAAGATGTATTTAAGGAAGATGATAATTATTTAGAAATTCCTAAAAATTATATTGAAGTTATTAAAAAGGTTGTTGAAGAAGAATTTAAAGAAGAGTTAGTTGCACTGAGACAAATGAAGGTTGAAGAGACTAAAAAAACAAAAGATATAGGTCGCGAATACCGTAAGAGGTTAATAGCAAGTATTAATTCTAAGAAAACTGATAAAATACTAGAAGAATATATTGATGCTTTGCTTTATATGCCAGCAGATAATTATGAAAAAATTCATAAATATTTACTTGGATGCTGCTTACAAACCATTGATAATAATTTAAAAGCCGATACAGATATTATTAGTAAAAAAAGAACTGATTTAATTGCTATCAAAAAGGCATTTGCTAAAGTTAGAGAAATAAATAAACCAGTTTATGCTAAATTTCATCCTACTAAAGATGAAATTAAAGAAAGTGAAATTAAATTATTTCGCAAAATAACGGAAGAAGATAATGAAGATATATATGAAACAACTATAGAAGATTGGCTTGATAATTTAAATCAATATAATTTAATATCACCTAAAATTATTGATGAATTAAAAGAAGACCCTAAAAACTCCATAAAATACGTTGAAAAATATTTAACTAAAATAATTAACACAACTGGTAATAAAAAAGATTTAATTCAATTATATTTAAATTATAATTTTATTAACAATAATTATAAAAATATTCTTCTAAGTAGTTCTAAAATTTTATATGATAATACTAATAACATTGAATTTAATAATAATATTAATATTTTCATTAAAGAATTATCAGTATTATCATCGACGATAAATGATGATAATAAAATAGAAATAAATAGAATTATCGCATTTATAATTTCTCACATATTATGTTATCCTTCTAATCCTGAAAATTCATTGCTTACATTAGTAAGTGATGGTAATACCGCAATAATTGCCAATCAACTTTATAATAACATCATAAAAATAATTAAAAATAAAATTCCTACTTTACAAGACCAGATTGATTTTATTAATAAAATTCGTGAAGAAAATAAAAGTAAGGTTTTAGAAGTTATGAATAAACTTAATGATGATGAACGTACTATTGCAAATGAATTGAAAAAAATAGGTATTAAAGATGAAGTCAAATATTCGATTGACGATGATGAAAAAGATGAAGTAGTCGATGAAGAAGAAGATGATGAAGATGAAGGGGAAATGGATTTTGAAATAGAAAACGAAGAACAAGGTGAAACTAGTGAATATAACTCTGATATAAGAGATTATGGATTTATTTATGCAGATTAAATTAAATTTATTATCCATCATTCATTTAGAAAAATGATGAAATTAAATTCAACTGACATTCCTTCTATGAATAATATATATGAGTCAAAATATTGGGATAAGGTTAGAAATGAAGAACAATCATTGAGTGATGATTTATATAATAAATCTAAAAATCCATTTATAAGCGGTGTTGTATCTAGACCGTCATATGCTTCTGCTTTTGGTGGAAATGACGATGTTAATTCGGCTGAATTTCCATCATTAACAGGTAATAATATTAATATTGCAAATTTTAAACATAATAATATGCAACCTTTTTTAAAAGGGAATGTAACTCAAAATACAAGCGATATACAAACAACAAAATTACAAATGAATACTGGTAATGATGTATATTATAGAAATAAAAAGGAGATTGAAAATTTCTTTACTCCAACTGAATCATATACATATCAAAATGATTTCACAGATAAATCAAATTTTCTAAAAGAACGTACTAATATATCAAAAATACAGAATAATACATCACCTATTGAATCGGTTAAGGTTGGTTCTGGTTTAGGACTCGGATATACATCTGAAGGTTCAGGGGGATTTCAACAATCATCATCATTGGAATATGCGATGCCTAAATCGTTGGATGAATTAAGAACAAAAATTAATCAAAAAAATTCGACATATGAAATACCATTTCAAGGACCATCAAAAATGATTGATAAACGCGCTGAAGCAACACCATTTGATAAAAATAAACCTGAAAGAGTTTATACTCAAACTGAAGATAATTGGTTTAAAACAACTGGAAGTATTTTAAAAGAAACAGATAGACCTATTGAAAATGTTAAAGCGACATCAAGAATTAATACTCACATCGATTATAGTGGTCCTTCAAATACACAAATATCTTCAGGGTTAGATGATACTTATGGTAAAAATAGTATTATTGTTTATAATAACGAGAGACAATTAACTGAAACAAGAACTGTTCAAACTAATTTAACTTCATCTTTTAAAGCATTTGTAGCACCAATATTAGATGCATTAAAAATAACAAATAAGAGTTATCTAGTTGAAGCAGCAAGAGGTGTTGGTAATCCAAGTATTCAAATACCTGAAAAAGCAACATTATATGACCCTATTAGTCATGTTATGAAAACAACTATAAAAGAAACTACAATTCATGATAGTCAAGTTAATAATTTAACAGGACCTGATGGTACTTATAGTACCATTGAGGATCAGGCTAGAACAACAACTAAAGAAACTACAATACATGATAGTGAAGTTAATAATTTAACAGGACCTGATGGTACTTATAGTACCATCGAAGACCAAGTAAGAACAACAACTAAAGAAACTACAATTCATGATAATCAAGTAGGAAATTTAAGTTCTATTGTTAATGCAACTTATGCTGATAATGATGATAAAACTAAAACAACTATTCGTCAAACAATGAAAGCAGAAGATAATACAAGAAATATAGGTGGTGTTGTATATAAAATTCAAGTATATAATACAGAAGAAGTTGCAAAAGCAACTGTAAAACAAACTACTATAAAATCAGGTGGTTCTATGATGGGTTTCTTAGGAGGTATTTTAGAAGGATTAAT